TCCGACTTCCGAAACAAGTTGCTCGGTCGATCAAAGGACGAAGTATTGGCGCGTGCATATGGCGTTCCCACCAAAAGCATCACTAGCGTCTTTCCTGGCTTCAATAAGGACGTTAATGTCATTCCTCACGAAAAGATGCCGTGGACAAACAACGTGGACTACAACGTCACACGTTTCATGGCATTGGACCCAGCAGGATCAAAAAACTGGTTCATGCTCTGGGTCGCCATCGACGCCGCCGGCACATGGTGGGTCTACCGAGAGTGGCCTGACTACGACGACTGGGCCTTGCCTGGAGCCGGACCCGAAGGAAAGGCCGGCCCCGCGCAAAAGGGCAGCAAGAAAGGCATCAACGACTACGTTGAACTCATCAAGCACTGCGAGCAGGGGGAAACGGTCTTCGAGCGGTTCATCGACCCGCGTCTCGGTGCGGCGGAAAAGCAGTCAGCCGAAGGCGCCACCACTATCATAAGCGAGTTGGACTCGGCGGGCATGGTTTTCCACCCCGCCCCAGGAGTGGAGATCGAAAACGGCCTTCAGCTCATCAATGGACTCCTGTCCTACGACGAAAAGAAGCCCCTGTCCGCGCTGAACGCGCCCAAGCTGTACATCAGCGACCGCTGCCAGAATCTCATCTACGCCTTGCAGGAATACACTGCCAAAGGCGGCAAGGATGAGGCGACCAAAGACCCAATCGACTGCCTCCGTTACCTTTGCGTGTCCAACTGTAGCTTTGTGGACCCGCACGCCGCTGAACAGGTCGATGACCGCACATGGAGCTATTGATTGCTTGCCACCTTTGTTATTGCGCTCATTAGGTGCGTTTATCAAAGCCCATGAGTTCCATTGACGGCAACGCCACCTCCGTTCCCCCTGATCCCGGTCTGCAACTAGCTCCGCCCGAGAACAAGGGGCCGGACTTCAACCTTCTCAAGAAGGCGTTTGAGGACTGCGTGCGTGATAACCAGCCGTTCATCGACCAATGCCGGCTGAACTACGAGACGCGGTACGCCATCTGGAACGGACAGTCCGCTGACGGGAAGAAACACTCCCGCGAGGGCAGCAAGACCAGCCCGACCCCGTGGGATGGCGCCAGCGACCTCCGTGTCTTCCTTGTCGATAACATCATCAACAAGAAGGTCGCCATGGAGTGCATGGCGTTCAAGCGGGCCAACCTGACCGCCGTTCCGGTGGGCGCGGAGGACGGCGCTCGTAGCCAGTTGGTCAGCAACTTCATGCGTTGGCTGATTCAGACGCAGATTCCCGAGGTTGAGCGCGAAATCGAGATGTGCGCCAACTACATGAACGAGAAGGGCGTCGCGGTCATGGGTCAGTTCTGGGAAAAGCGTCGAGAGAAAGTTTTGGTCAACGTCCGCGTACAGGACTTGCAGCAGCAGTTCCCCAACATCGACATTGTTGCGCTGATTGAGGACAAGAGCGCGGCGGATGATTTGAAGGCGATCTTCCAGGAGCAGTACGGCGCCTCCAAGGACAAGGCGTCGCGTATGCTGCGCGAATTGCGTGATACGGGCGAGACCACGGTGCCGATGGACGGCCACGAGCGGTCGTATCCCGTCATCCGTGCGTTCAATCTGGACGAGCACGTTTTCATCCCGTCGTTCTCCACCGATCTGGAGCGTGCGCCTGGCATCTACCGCGTCGAGTACTTCACCGCCGAGCAACTGCGGGCGATGGTCAACACGGACGGCTGGGACGAGCAGTGGGTGGAGAACGCCATCCAGAAGGTGCGCGGAAAACTCATCAGCATCAGCCCCAGCGAGTATCTTCAGCCGATCTCCCGCTCGTTCGTCTACACGCAGCAGCGGTTCACGGATCGCATCGGAGTTGTCTACGCTTACCAGCGTCTTTCCGACGAGGACGGCACGCCTGGCATCTACTGCACGGTATTCAACCCGATGCTGCCGCCCGACCAGAACCATGACGGTTGCGCGAAGACGGGCCTGCTGGGCTACGCGCACGGCGAGTATCCATTTGTTCTGTACAGGCGCGAGTACTTGAGCCGCAAGCTCCACGACTCCCGTGGTCTGCCCGAGCCGGGCAAGCCATGGCAGGATCAGATCAAGGCGCACAAGGACTCCCGCATCGACGCCGCCTCCCTTGGCATCCTCCCGCCCATCTGCTACCCGCAAGGCCGCCCGCCGGGTCGCTGGGGTCCAGGTGCGATGATCTCGGAGCGTCGTCCGAACGAGTACCACTACGCCGACCGTCCGATACCGGACATGAACACGGACAAGTCCGAGGCGCTGCTGGAGACTTCGTTCAAGGAGTACAACGGTTTTGCCAGCCGCGAAGGCGATCCCGCCATTGACCCGATCTACAACCAGTTTGAGGTCGATAAGTTCCTTGGCTGCCTCGCCAAGAGTTTCCGCCAAGTGTGGAAGCTCTACAAGCAGTACGGAATGGATCAGGTCACGTTCCGCGTGATGGGCGTCAAAGACCCGAACTTCCAGCTCTTCAACAAGGGCGACGTGAACGAGGAGTTCGACTTCTACCTCGCGTGGGATGTGCAGTCGCCTGACTTCAAGCGCATGAGCGAAAAGTGGACGGCGATCATCCAAGCCGCGCAGTCCCTCGACCGCGAAGGCGTCATCGACTGGTCCGCCCTCTGCACCGCGTTCGTGTCCACCATCGACCCGAACATTGCCGAGCGCATCATCCGTCCCGCGCAGCAAGGCCAGCAGCAGATCGTGCAGGACGAGCAGCAGGATCTGGCGCAGATCTTCGCGGGTATCCCGAAGAACATCAAGCCCGGCACCCCGCCGCAGATCGGTCTCCAAGTCATTCAACAATACCTCCAGCAGCCCGATGTTCAGCAGAGGTTCCAGCAGGATCAGCCGTTCCGCGAGCGTCTGGAGGCAAGAGCGAAGCAGTACCAGTTCCAGCTACAGCAGCAGCAGAACGCTGTCATTGGCCGGCTGGGAGCCGCGATGCCTGGGCCGATGCCCGCCACCACTAGCACATGAAGAAACGCCGCGACCCGAATCTGACGTCAGCCGAGAAGTTTGGCCGGCTGCGTCAGGCGATGTTCCGTCTGATTGGGAATGATGCGTTCCAAGATTTCGTCGAGGAACTGCGCGAGATGCAGCACTCGACAATGATCGACCTCTGCGCTGACGCCGTGGTGAAAGATGAGCGGATGACGCTCGCCGCCACGGGTGAACTGCGGGCGTACTCGCAGATCATCGGGCTGTACGATGACTTTGTGCAGCAGCAGATGCAGCAGGCGGAAATCGACGCCGAGCAGCGGGCTGGATAAGAGTTGTTACTGCGGCTAGTAGCGCCGCTAATAATTCCTGTTGACATACGGGTGTGCGATTCGCACCCGTAGCGTCACTTGGCACCCGCCAGGTAGTTCTTGGGACTCAAACCCATGCCCAAAAGTTCTTGGGACTTAAACCCATGCCTAACGAAACAGTTGAAACGGCTCCTTCACAGCCCGCTGATGTGGCTTCGGCCACGGAGGCAAAAAATGATGCCCCTAAAAAGAGCAACTTAAGTGTCGCGCAAGCCGCGCAACGTCTCCTTAACATGGAGGCGGAAAACGCGAAGGCCCAGCGACAGGCTGAACAAGCTGCTCCGGCGAGGGACCAAACGCCAAACGATTCAGCCAACCCAGATGAGGCTACCGCCGAGTCTGCCGAGCCAAGCCAGCAGGCGGAAACGCCCGAAGGTGAGGCCGACGTTCCTTCTCAAGACGATTCCACCGAAGACGCCAAGACCGAGAAGAAGATAGAGAAGCGTATCGGGAAAGAGATTGCCAAGCGCAGAGCTTTGGAAGCCGAAGTAGCGGCCTTGCAGGCGCAGTTGGCCCAAAAGGCCAGCCAACCCGAGCAAGCCGCCCAACCTGCACCCGCCCAGCCGTTGCCCAGCAACGTGCCGCTGGCGCAGATTGAAGACTTCCAGTCGCTCCAGACCTTGAGAGATCAAGCGAAGGAAGCGAAACGCTTTGCTCAAGAGCAACTTGACCGGGATGATTTTGAACCTGTCCGCGTGGGTGATACCGTGCTGGGCAGGCCAGAACTTAAGGCGATCCTCCGCAACGCGGAGAAGACCCTTGATGACGACATCCCAGCCCGAGCGCAGTTCCTGACGCAAAAGGGTGAGGCGCAGAAACTTGCTCATCAGATGTTCCCATATCTGAAGAACA